TTGCTGTTGTGCGGCCTGCTGCATCTGGACTTCTGCCTTGTCCTTCTGTAGCACCCGTGCGGCAGCGGCTGCTGCCAATTGCGACAACTGCGCCTCAAACTCAGGCGGCAGGTCGTACTCTTCACGATCATCTTGCGGAAGCGGCGGCAACGCTGCACCAAGCTGCTTCTCGATCTCGCGGCGATATTGGAACGCCGTATGCTCCATGATGTGCGCTTGCAAAGCAGACGTAATCTGCTGCGCCATCGGATTCTGTCCAATCTGTGCAGAAATTTTTGGATCCTGCCCGAGTGCCATGTGAACCGCGATATGCGCTTCGTGATCCTGATACATAAACGCTTTAAGCGGCTTACCCGTCATCACGTCCATGTTTTCGGTGATCGGGTCACGTGGTGCGGCATCGCTTGGTAGCGGTACAAGTTTCTCCGCGTTCTTGATGCCCAGCGTCTCAATCATCTGCCGGTGCAAATACGGAAGGTCATAAAGCTGCGGTGCAGTCTGACTCAACTGGAGAACCGCCTGATACTGCACGACCTTCTGCGACATCGTTGCCGCGTTGGGATCAGAAACCGGAATAACGTCGATATCGTCGTAGTCTTTTTTCTTAGCCTTACGATCACCAACTTCTGGCTCGTACGAATAAGAATCCGGCGTGTTATCACGGATGATCCCAGCGAGGAGTTTGAACTCCTGCTTCATCGCGTAGTACACGCGAGCCTGCACCGCCGTCATTACTTTCAGCACACGCTCCAATACTGCGAGCGTTGTGCCGACCGGAGCCTGCGAGGACATGTCAGAAACTTTGAGGTCAGACACCGCAGCAAATCTGCGGCCTTCCTCAACGATCTTGTCCATCAGCATCGCAAGAGTTTGCGAAGGCTCCTTGTACGGCAGCGGGAGAATATTGTCGCGGATCGCACCGGACGGAATATCTACGTCTCGGAATTCACCGGGGGCAACTGGGGTATCATCTCCCTTAATTCGGAGTCCTCTAGACTTGAGTCCTCCGGGTAAGTTAGAGAGGGTTCCTGCATCGACCAATTGGCGAAGGAGGGACGTTGCAGCTTTACTATGTCCCCCGATAAGGTGAATAAGGCCGAAGTAGTAAAATCCAAATCCCGGTATGTACCCGTAGTGGACGAAGTGCTGCCTCTTCGTTTTGAGTTTGTCGTCTTCACGCCAATTTCTCCTGACCGCTAAAATAGTCCCCGTGCCTTTCTCAATCGTCACTACATACGGCAGTGCGATTCCTGTCTCGTTATTATCTTTATCAACGTCTGGATAACCTTCCAGATCCAGATTCACGTGCATCTCAAGAAGCTGGAAGCGATTATCCATGCTTGCTGAGAAGCCTTGATCTTCAGCCTTCTGCTTCTCCACCTCGTCCATCGTGCGAATCGGTTCGCCCAGATCCACATCACGATAGAACCCTGCGTACTGAAGTTTGACCAACTCGTTCTTGGTCTTACGCATCCGGTGCGTAACACGCTCTGCGGACTCCAGATTCGGCGCACCGTACGGCACGACAATATCTTCAGCCGGAACGTAGACTGCCGTTTGACGATTCAGCGAAGGATCAAAATACACCTTCTTAAAGGCGTTACCTGCCAAGGCCATGCTAAGCAACATCCGCTCATGCTCTGGGCGGTACTCCTTCATCACCTCAGTCAGTTGGTAGTTCATGTCATCTGTGACACGAACTGCTGCTTCTTTTTTCTCAGGGGTTTCTTTGCCGATAATCTTGGCTTTGACCGGCCCCATCGCCGGAAAGGTTTCGATAATTGTTTCAGATTGAAACTTGACCGCTGACTCCATCAAGAGTGGATGGAATACACCGCAAGCACCGGGCCACGGTTCAGTGCGATCCTCGTAGCGGATGCCGAGAATCTTGAGCCCTTTAATATAAGTGTCGAGCCAGTCCTTACGTGAGGCTAAGTCCTGCTCGTACTGACCTACTAGTTCATTACCTAGACTGGCGAGCGAGTCTTCGCTCATGTACTCGGCAAGGTTGGCGTCAAAGTCCTCGGCGCGAGGTTCGTCTTTGATCATCTCAATGACTTCGCCATCGACCCCAATCGATACGCTCTCGGGGTCTTCAATCATAATCTCGATTGCCGGTTCTTCTGCGGCAAGAGCTTCAAGACCCATAGGGGCTTGCATCAAGCTTTTATCGACGGCCATTTAAAATCTCCTAGTAATACGATTCCCGTCTATGGCTCTTAAACCATTTCGTGGGCAACGGCTCATCAGTCGGGAGTCGAATAAACCCACCTTGCCTGAAACGAAGGAGGGCGAGTGTCGTGGCGTCCACCAAGTCGTCATGGGTGCCAGAGGGAAAATCGTTACATTCTTCAACGACTTCCCAAGCCCAGCGTCGATCAGGCACCCAGACTATACCTGAAGAAAACAAGTCCGAAACAGCGTTAACACGACTGATCTTGTCTTGTCCTTTACCCGGTGTGAACTCTGATATGGGCACTCCCATACGACGCATCTCCTGATATAGCGCCGCACCGTTGGACTTCTTTTCCACAATAAACGTGTCGGGGTTCCACTCTTTGTACTGCTCAAAGACCAACTGTTTGAGTTCCGGAAACTCCAGCCGCTCCTTAATACAGTTCAGGAGAATAATGTTGTAGTTCTTACTCTCCTCGTTGAAGAAAACCCCCCACGTAAGAAGCGCGTTGTAGTCCGACCGGTTAGTTTTCTCTTGGGCTGTGTCGAGCGACATAATGATGTGTTCGCACGGGGGTGGCATCTCAGGCTCCCAGACCTGCCACCACTCTCGTTTTAATAGCGCACCCTCTTCCGAGGTCGGCTCCTGCATGTACTGGGCTTGCCAATACCGCACGTCCATGCTGGCCTTTTTAGCCAGCAATTCATCCAGCGACCAGAAGTCAGGCCAAAGCGGTTTCTCGTTCAAAATCGCGGGAAATTCCACAACTTCCCACTGATCAGCCTCTTCTTCCTTGGTCATGTGGTCGATAATCTTGCCGGTCAGATCTTGCTTCGACCAACGGGTCATCACGACGATAATCGCGCCACCCGGCATCAACCTTTGGACCGGGCCTGACTGGAACCACTCCCACGCCGGGTCAAATACGTCCGGCCTGCCTTGTTTCGCGTCTTGTTCCGAGTGAGGATCGTCAATAATAAATAGATCAGCACCGCGCCCAGCGAGAGCGCCACCAACACCGATGGCGAAGTACTCTCCGTTGAAGTTGGTACCCCAACGAGAGGCTGATTTACTGTCTGCTTGGAGTTCGACATTTGGGAAGATGTCTCGATAGAGGTCTGATCCGACAAGGTTGCGAACCCTCCGACCAAAGTTGACCGCCAAATCCGCAGTGTGCGAGGCCATAATGACCTTTTTATGCGGAAATTTGCCTAGAAACCACGCTGGTGCGAGGTAGGAAATCATCTCCGATTTGCCGTGGCGAGGGGCGATGTTGACGATCACCCGCTTCTTCTTACCCTCGGCAATTTCCTCAAAAATCTTGGCTAATTTACGGTGGTGTGGACCCACCTTATAGCCTTTATATACGTGCGAAATGAAATCAAGGAACGAATCCTTGCCCAGTTTCTGGGTTATCTGGTTCTGATACTGCTTTAAAAGCTCAGCGACACGCCGTTTTTCCTTATCCGGCATGGTTGGCAGGGCCAACTTCAGTTTTTGCAGGTTTTCAGCCGTAATTTGCACGTTTTAGTCTTCGACCAACGACTGAAGGCCCATTCTTTCCTTATCCCAGAGCCCAATCGGACACCAAGAATCCGCTAATCGGGTTTTCCCTTGGATAATGCACCCGCAACGCTTACAAATACCCAATTTATTATGTTCGCAGTCGTTGCAGTGCGATAAACGCTCCTCCACGACCGCTTTGGATGCGAGCAAATTAGCCATTCACCACCTCTTTTTCCTCGATGACCCGGTACTCGATGCCCTCCAGCACCGTCATCAACTCCTTCTCCACCTCTTCGATGGGTTTGATGATGTGGGTGGTCTCGGTACGCTTCTTAAAGGCGTCTACACCGTCCACTTCCCCGAGTTTGGAGAGGGCTTGGATACGGGTTTTACTCTCTGAGGCGTTGTTGTACTCATCAAGGAGTGCGTTCACCACGAAATTCTTCAGTTGGACGAGGTCTTCGACCACCTCAAAGTCGTATTTAGCGACCATCCCCGCGAGCACAGCCTTGGTGCTGTCGCGTAAA